CACGTTCCAATAGAGCTACCGTAGTACCAACAGGCATATTTGCGTTAGCATCGCCAATATTCATATCCGCAATAGCAGCAAATCTTTTACCAGAATCCACTAACAAACCAAGTAATTGCATCAACACGTTGCTTGGTTCTTTGATTGGTAGCGGTATTAGATTTTCTCTCAAGGTACCACCTGTGGTATCAATATCTCTAAATTCGCCAGGTTGTAAAGGCTCGTCTTCATCTCTGATACGCATGCCTCTAGCTTTAAAACCAGCTGGTAGATTAGCTAAAGTACCTGCGTCTATAAGCTGTCTTAGAATAGAAGTAGAAGCTTTTGATAAGCCACCAATCATGTGTGACAACCCAAGGCCATAAAAACCTAAGCCCGGTAAAAACTTATATTGGACAAAATAATTAATTTTATTTTTCAACATGTCGTTTTCGACAAAGTTTCTTCTAATCGCTAGAACTCGTTGTGAAGCCTCGTCAATCGTCACTATGTAAGGCAGTTTTAAACCTGTTGGATTCCCATTTTGGTCAATGTCTTCAAAGCCCTCAATGTCTAAAACTGTATGAATTTCATAAATAATTCGGTTTCTATCTTCTTTGTAACTTGCTTCAATACCTTGAATTTGGTCAATCTCGTTTTCTATCTCTGAATCTTCGTCACTATAAGCATCTTCTGGTATATCGACATTGGCATAAAAACCAGTCAGTTGTTGTTTTTTGACTTCATTGAGTGACATGCTAATTGCATGCGTGACTCGTTCAGCAGAGGATAAATCAGCAGCTTCATAAGGCACAATCAAGTCTTCTGGTGGGATGAACTTAGAAACAGCTTTGTTGGTCACAAAATCAAAATAAACTTTTTTAAAGGCAGAACCAGCTAAAGGTAAGTAAAACAACAACATGTCTAGTTCTGGGTCATAGTCTTCCATTACATTCATAATGTAATAATTCATAAATTCTTGGATGCGCTCGGCTTGATTTTCGGTATCTATTGTTCGAGCTCCAATTATTTCGGTTTTGACTGGACCTTTGGCTGGCAACATTTCTTTGTAAGCTTGGGCTTGAAACTGCGTGACTGCTTCTGCCAAGATAGGGTGTATTACGCCAGAACTACCTTCAAATGGTTGCGAACGGCTCTCGTCAAATTTCATGCCTAGATATTGCAAACCGTCTTTGTAAGTTTTTTCCCACTCGCTTCTTGATTGTTTGTCGCTCTCTACTGAACTAATTAAATCGGATGCTAACTTTTGCAAAACTATTGGATCAATAAAATCTACTAAATTGGAATTGAAATCCATAGGTGGCATTTCAGCTTCCATACCTATTTCGCCATCTACTAATATTTCTTGTTCGCTTACTAAGATTTCGGCCGCATTTTTTATTTGATCCGAACGTGATTCTTCTGGCATCACCTCTACAGCTGAACCAGTTTCTCTGACATCAGGGTTATTTTCTGTTCCTAACGGTTTGTCAATAGCCATAATTTTTTAGTGTAGCACTTTCGGTCTATCAAAGTCATTAATTGCAATCAAATCTGTCAGCTCGCCCTCTAAAATCAAGCCTTGCATTTCAGCTATCAATTCGGCTTGTTCAAAGCTTTCAGCGTGAATATCTGGACCCACATACTCAAGTTCATCGTGTATAAATTTAGTCACAAATATTTTTAGTTCTTTCACTGGCATCAATAGTAAATAGTTCTGTTTTTACGCAAAAGTCTTGCTTCCTCTTGATAATCCTCCTTCAAAGATAAAAACCCACCTTGACGAAAACGCATCAAAGCCATGGTTGCACTATCGCAATAATCATCGTAATCGCCATAAGGGAAACTAGCCATCTCTTCGATAACTTCATCAGCAAACTCGTGCTCTGGTGCCCAGACCATACCAGACTCAAAGATTGGTGCGACACTGTTCATTCGAGCTACTTTGTCTTGACCTCGACTTGGTGAGTAAGCCGTAACGGGTATGCCCATCCTTCTAAGCTCGTGGGTCAAAGGAGTCCCAGACGCTTTGGCTTCAATTAGCACACAATCTGGCTCCCAATAACGATACTCTTCTAAAGCTATTTTTTTTAGCTCTGGAAAATCAACTCTAACTCTTTTTGCGTCTAATAAGATTATTCCTTCTGGATTGTCGTCTTTGTCGCCAAAAATAGCCCAGGTAGTGATAGCAGAATAATCTGCTGTGTCCTTTTTAGAAAAAGCCGTATCATAACTCTGGATGACGTAATTATACTCTGGTACTTCATCTTCTTCCCATCTGCGCCACCACTCACGCTTAACTATACTGCCTTCCTCAGCAGTGGGGTTTTGTAACCATTGACTGTTCCATTTAGGTAAAGGCAAAGAAGCTTTGACAGATAGTAACTCTTCTTTTTGCCAAAATTCTGGCCACAAAGGTGCTTCGGACTCAGGCATGATGGCAGGAAACTCAACTACTTCCCATTGATCGGCATTTTCTTCGCCTTGTTTTTTTAAAACTTTACCAACCAAGTCTTTGGTGCTCCAGCGTGTCATTACTATGACAATCGTGCCACCGGGTTGTAAACGCTGTCTAGGTCCAGACGTATACCATTCGTAAGCTGATTCCATAGCTTTTGGCGACATGGCATCTTGTTCAGAATGAGGATCATCAATGATAAGAAGATCCGCACCACGACCTGTAATCGCACCGCCTACACCAGCATAGAAACTTTCGCCTTCTTGATTAGTTGTCCAACGACCAGCAGACTTATTATCGGCTTGTAATTTAAGCTCTGGGAAGATGTGCTGGTACTCTTGACTGTCAATAATGTTTCTAACTTTTCTACCAAAACGCACGGCTAATTCAGCGGTGTGCGTGGTTTGTATTATTTTTAAATCACCTTTTCTACCCATCATCCATGCAGGAAAATAAGTAGAAGCAAATTCAGATTTTGAGTGTCGAGGCGGTAAACAGACAATCAACCTTTTTAGTTTGCCTTGAGCAATGCGATTGAACTTATCGCTGATAATTTTATGGTGTCTGCCCTCGATAAATTCTGGCCATAAATGTTTTACAAATTTAATAAAATCGTTTTGACACTCATCTTGTTTGTCAATTTGTTCGTATCTATTAAGTAAGGCAAGTGCTTCTTGTTTGTCTTGTTCAGACAGAATATCAAAGTCTTTAAGTTTGTTAAGATCCATACAATTAAGCGGGTTGCACGATTAGGTAGTGACATAGTAATCGCACAACCCTAAGCATAAAATGCCTAGAGTCAGTATCGCATATCGCTATACTTCGTGCCATTCTTTGCCTTGAAATAAAAGGGCTTCGGCTTCTCTTCTTCTAATCAAACCTTCTAAAACCTCGCCACCAGCTTTGTTCCATCTTTTTATCTGTGCTGGTACTTCGTTTTTTTTATCCTGATTCAAAACTTTGAGCAAAGTTGAAGAACCTAAGTTTGTTGGACCTAAATTAAAAGTCCAACATACAAGTGCATCAAACTCGTTTTGCTCCAGTTCTACTCTAACCATGCCATTTACATAGCTTTCAAATTCCTCTAAATCTTTAGTCAAATAAACATCTGCTTCATTTTGACTAATAGTTTTGCCTTCTTTAGCGCTTTTGATGTGTCCGTAACCTATCGTCCAGTAACCAGCTGGGCATAGATATGCCTCTAATTCACAACCTTCAAACTTTTTTATCAAAGCTTTGCCCTCTTCTGATATTTTCATTAATAATCTCCCCATACTTTGCTTTTTTTACCGCCATCGTAAACAACAGCGTGTCCTTCTTTGATTAGCATTTGACATATATCTTGTCCATCTTCAGTGTACGGTATGCCTAAAATTCTGCCGTACTTACCTTTGCCAAGCGACTTAATTTTAAAAGTTCCAACACAAAGTTCTTTGAGTCTTTCTTTAGCAGCCAAACCTAATTTTTTTTCAGCTAAATCTCGTGTTCTTGATTCTGGGGTGTCTATACCTGCTAGCCGTACTCTTTGTTTGTGCAACTTGACATCAAAACCTAAATCTAAAATTACATCTACGGTATCGCCATCTACCACCCTATCTAACTCTGCTTGATAAACAAAAGCATCTGGATTGTCACTCATCACTATTCTCCTTTTTTGGTTGATCGTAATTTCTATAATATTCAACTATAGATAAAATATTTTTTGTGTATCTAGTTATTTCAGCCATATTGACTGACAAATTTTCATATTGTTGCGTGGTTAATGCGTAATACGGCATAGCTGGTGCTTTGCCTTCTTTAACCAAAGCTAAATATTCTTCCATGATTTCTGGTGTCAAAACCTTCCATTTGACTGGCACACCTTGTATTTCCAAAGGTAAAGGCGGGTGATACATGGGCGGTATTTCAGCTATCGTTCTGACGTCTACAGGTTGTGCCTTGGGTAGTATTGAACAGCCACCCAAGACAAACAATGAGCTAATTATTAGGAGAGATATTTTCATCTTTTACATAGGGGGATGTAATTGACATTAACTCATCAAAAACTTTTTTTGAGCCTGCATTAACTCTTCTTTCAATCAAGCCAGGCTTCATCAAAGCTAAATTGTTCAGATCGTGACGGGCAAATTTGTTTCTTAATTCTGTAACAGAACGCATGGCTTCTTGCTTTGCATCTTCTAAAGCTGCCATTTCTTGCATGGTCTCCTTTTGTTTTTGTAGATAATTTTTGATGGATTCGTTTTGTTCGGCTATTTTGTCAGTCAATATCACTTGGTTGGCTTGTAAGATTGCGTTTTCAGACAGCAAAGACCTGATGTACATTCCAGACCCAGTTATTGTAGCTAAGAGCATTGCTCCTAATATTAGGTTTATTTTCATGTTGTTGTATAAACATTAAGAAGTAATTTTTTACCCTTAACCTTGATTCTAGCTTCTAAAGAGAGGTTGTGACAAGAATTAAATTGTGTGTTCTCTCCAATCAATATCCCAACACCTTGCTCTTTGGTTGCACTTTCAAGTCTTGCTGCTACATTCACAGAATCACCAATGGCGGTATAATCAAACCTTGTATCACTTCCCATGTTGCCGATTATGGCTTCCCCAGTATTAATGCCAATGCCTATTGCAACTGGTGGTTTATTTTCTTTTGCTAGTTCAACATTTAAAAATTCTATTTCATCACATATGTCCAAAGCACATGAAATTGCACTATCCTCGTGATCTATCAAATCCAACGGTGCATTGAATATTGCCATCATTGCATCACCAATAAATTTATCTATCATTCCACCATGGAACTGAACACATTTTGTTTGCACTGACAAAACTCGGTTCATTATTTCTGTAACTGCTTGTGGTTCTAGTTTTTCCGATAAAGCAGTGAAACCACGAAGGTCAGTAAATAAAAACGTTGCTGTTTTTTTCTCACCGCCTAATTTTAAAAGCTCAGGGTTAGACTGCAATCGTTTGACCTGTTTAGGATCTAAATAATGCTCAAATTGTTTTTTTATTTGCAGACGCAACTTAAATTGTTCACGAAAGCGTAAATAAAAAGCCGTGGCT